CATTCCGGATTTTGTATTTTCCTTTGTAAGTTTTCATATAAATAGTTTTAAAGTTTTAAAGATTTTAACCTATTTATGGATCGGATAAATGCCTGATAATATATATGACGTAAAGGTCGGAGATAAACTCACTCCGGAACAGATTAGACTTGCCGCTGGTGGTGGTGCAAAACAACAACCACCGGCAGTACCAGTCGGAGAAACTGTGGGCGGTGAGGGTTCTATCAAACAACTCAGGTATCCATTAGATGATACTGATTACAAGGCACGGGTCATTTTCAGTATTAGAGAAGACAAACCCACCGGTACTTTTAATGTCTTTTCCAGGCAGACTAAAAAGTTGAAAGAAGACTTGAAAGCACTGGAGGGAAGGGTTGACGAACTTAAAGCCGAAGGTGATGAAGAAGGTTTACTAAAAAATATCGAGGAATCAAAAAAACTCACCGAACAAATAAGATCGTATGAAGGACTTGAGAAACAATCCAGTCAGACCAAAGAAAGTATTCCAATCACTACTAGTGCGGTCAGTTTATATCTTCCTATGGGTCTGGCATTCCGTGACAATGTAACCTACGAGAACTTCGATCTTGGTTCTACCGGTGCAACGATGGAAGCGGGTCTTGGATTCGCATCGTCTATGGTTAAAGGTCTTGGTTCATTTGTAAGTAATCTTACAAGTGGGGATAACAGTGACCTTGCGAAACTTGCAGGTGTCCAACTCGCATCACAGGCGGGTTCATTAGGTGCAGAGGCACAAGCAGCAGGTAAACTTGCAGGTGGTGTTACACTCAACCCCAATTCACGTATATTGTTCAAACAACCAAACATTCGTGAGTTTGCGTTCACCTTTAAGATGATTGCCAAGTCTAAGGATGAAGCAAGAGAAATAAGTGAGATCATCAAACTGTTACGAACAGAATTATATCCGGACGAGATTACTGCGGATATTGGTGCACCCAATCCAATATCATTGGGTTATAAATTCCCCAACAAATTCAACATTGTATTCGAATATGACGGACGACAGATTCCTGGCCTTGCCAAGATCAAACCGTGTTACCTTCGTGATGTATCGACAACGTATAACGCATCTCAAATGGCGATGCACTCTGATGGTAACTTCATGGAAGTTGATATGACTCTGAGTTTCCAAGAGACGAAAGCACTGGTACGTAAAGACGTATCTGAAGGAGGTTACTAATGTCTTATTTCTATAACTTCAGACCGACACTCTATAAGTTCGGTGATGAAACTTCACTTTCGGTTACGACCAATCTGACACAATACGTGGATATGATTGACCAGATAAAGACACGTGACCTATTTCTTTCGGATTATACTATACCTGTAAACGAAAGACCTGACCAAACTTCATTTCGTTTGTACGGTACCACAGATTACTACTGGACATTCTTTCTTGCGAATGATAAAATAAGAGAGAATGGTTGGCCATTGACGTTGAATGAAATCGACACTGCGTCACGGAAAAGATATCCGCACCGTATGGTAACGGTACAATTACAACAACAGGATGTGGTTGACTACTATGACGAAGACAACCAACCCATCTATCGTACTAAAATTATAGGTACTGCACCTGACCAATTCGAGGTTGGTGCTATCGTCACCGGTAACGTATCTGGTACGAAGGGTGAGATTATCAAGAGAGATCTATCTCTCGGTACATTTGTTATTGACACGATAAACGTAGTAACAACTTCGGAAGTTGCTGAACAAGTGGTGGTACCTAACTCTAACGGTATCATAGAAATAGAAAGAACAGATGTACAGCAAGCCGAAACTTACACCCAACCACTTACTTGGGTGTTATTGAAAGACGGTATTCAGTTGACCACTCCTGAAGTATCTTTAGACTTCTTCAAACGTAAGGCAACTATCACAGGTGTCGCATTCGATCCTACTTCGGAATACAAGTTGACCTATTATATCAATACCAAGAACTTGACTGATGGAACATTCCAGACCGGAGAAGAGTTGTCATATACCAATCCTGCGGGTACTGCGACCTCAATGTTGGTATATGGCGAACAACCTCAGTACTTAGGTACACATCACTACGAAGATGTCAATGGTAATTGGATTGATATAAATCCATTAGACCAAACTAAACCTGTAGGTGCAGTTGAAGTTACTATGAAAGACTATTTGGCGAATGAGAATGAGAGTCTCCGTCAAATCAAACTTATTAAACCTAATGCCATAAAGGGTGTTGTGAATGAGTTTGCTGACTTAATGAGGCAATAATGGAAAGACAATCACAGTTTAAATATCAAACTGCGGAGATAACTTCGGATAGATTGACGGACTTTAAAGTTGATGTCCGTTCTTTGATCGTGGAGTTGGTGTTCTATGAGAATCTAGACAAACCATATATCTCAGGTCAAGTTGTGATATCTGATGACCAAGGTATATTTGATAGTTTGGGTTTCAGTGGTACCGACAGATTACATATCAAGATGTTGAGTGAGATGAGTAAGTCCGAATCCGAAGAAGTTGTTATGGATCGTTCTTTCTTGTTGACCGGTATTGATAACATCGTCAAGTCTTCTAACTCAGGTAACTCCTCGTTATACGTGTTCAGTTTTATGGATGAACATGCATTCGTGAGTAAGACCAAAAACATTTCACGTGCCATACGAGATGATCTGAATACCGAGATACTGAAATTATGTCAGAATGAATGTGGTAAGAATGTGGATCTTTCTTATGCAGGAGAGTCTGTTCAGAATAACTTCAAGGGTATTATCCCATACATGCACCCCCTCGAAGCCGCAACTTGGTTGACAGGTAAGGCAACTACTGACTTGGGTATGCCGTTTTTCTTGTATGCATCTATCCACGACCAGAACCTAAGACTAGGTAGTTTAGATAAGATGTTAGAACAACCTGCATGGAACAGAGAGATTCCTTTCTTATTCTCTCCTGCAAATACACAGGCACAGGAAGAAGGGGGAGATGCTTCAATGCAATACTTCCAAGTCCAAACAATGAAGACTAGTAAGATGCAGAACACACTTAACCAACTTATGTCGGGTGGTGTGGGTTCATTATATACTGTCACAGATATTAGTAATGGTCGTACTACCGCACAACACTTTAGTTTAGATGCATTGTTACTGAAGGCGAGTGAGAATGGATTGATTAGTTATGCAAAACAAAATGTATATGACCCCTATTACAAATCTCCGGATTTCGTTGATGTGAACATCGAAGGGGATCACCTACATAATACTGATGCAAAGATATTCCACAACATCGTTTCTCGTGGCGTATACAGCGATAAGAAAAGTATTCATGACGAAGTAAGTCCTGCTATGTTTCTCAAGAAGATAGAGAACCTTGCATACCGAAATGCTATATTTAAAAACATGATGGACGTGACAGTGCCAGGGCCTGGTTTCATTGCCTCGGGTGGTTCTGTTGGTGATAAGATTCGTATCAATGTGTTGAATGATGATAACAATCCGGAAAGTCAAGACCAACTCGACTCCTTGAAGAGTGGTGACTTTCTTATTTACAATACAAGACACACCTTTAGAGATACCCGACACGATGTTGCAATGACGGTATTCAAACTGGAGAGAGGGCCGAACATTGATTAACTATTACGGTGATAAGGTTCGTTGGTTTGTTGCTGACGTAATCGATACCACTCCTCCTTATGGTTTGGAGGGTCGTGTACGTGTGCGTATCCACGGTATCCATAATCCGTCAACTCGTGAAGTACGACAGAATGATCTCCCGTGGGCACAGGTACTATTACCTACTACCGAAGGTGGTGTGTCCGGACTAGGTTCAACTCCAAGACTAGAGGCAGGTTCTCTTGTTTTCGGAATGTTTATGGATGGTACAGAGTCACAGGTACCTATTGTTATAGGTTCACTACCACGTACCGAGTATCCCACTGCGATTCAAAAGTCTATTGCATACGATGACTTACTCGAAAGAATAACACCTGACCAAGAGTTTTACAATCAAACCACAGGTTCTATTGATGAGTCCTCGGCCGCACTGAAGAATGAACTTAGAGACGAACCTCTCGATGAGTTTACTTCTAAGTTACGCAGAGATGTTGCCGTCAAGTTCTTCTTATCTACCGGATACAGTATCAAACAATCATGTGCAATCGTAGGTGCAATCTCCCGCACAAACAGTAGTTTCAATACCACATACACAAATGTCGGTGGTACCGGACTGATGGGTTGGAGTGATGTTAGGTTTACTCGACTGAAGTCATTCAGTAATGAATGGTGGCATTTCAGTACCCAATTATCATTCATAGCATATGAACTAAATACTACCCATGTAGATGCAAACATTCGCATTTTGAATTCTGACGTTATTGATAAGTCCAAACCAAAATCTTTGGGGAACATCATGGGTCGTCATTATGCACCTATTCAAGATGATTATAACAGTGAAGTAAAAAGAGTATATGAATTATATGCGAATAAGAAGGTATAGAAATGTCTGATCTCCAAACAATAAATTCGAATCTCAAGGCGAAAGCAACCGCAACTGCGGACTTGGATGTCCTCAATGCTCAGGTCACAAAGTCTCGGGATGCGAACCTACTCGACACTGCCACTGTACTCGGTACAAATGTTGAAGTTGATATCAATGGTTTCAAGAGTTTAGACAACAATCCCCAAAGTAATACTACCGGTTCATTGACTCAGGTACTGAGTACTGCATCAATCTATCCTAGTACAAATCCTTCTGATATGATAACTGATGTAGGTATTCCTACTATTACCGTGACGAATACAGCCACTCAGATAGAAGAATTTATCTTAAATGGTAATGGAGAACCTACCGAAGACTCTTCGGGAAACCCTATCACACAACTGGTCGATGGTGGATTAGTACCTACCGTAGTACAGACCGGAGAAAATGCACCAAGTACCGTTCCAGAGATTACTGAATCATTGACAGGTATCATTCCACCGGCAGAAACTATTACTATTGTTTCATTGGGTGGTTCTGCACTTGATGAACTTGCGGGTGCAATCGAAGACGCATCTGAACGAAAGAGTAGTTTGTTGAGTTCTATCAAGTCAACTGCTTCTTCTGCAAAGGCAGGTGGTGGTGACCTTGGTGCATCAATAACCGAAGGTATCGGAAAGGTACAGGGTGCATTAGACGAAGTTGCCGATAAAGCGAAGAGTGGCGCATTACTAGATGAAGTTGCGGGTGCAGTATCCGCAGTCGAAGGTGTTGGTAATTCAGTCGCGTCTGCGGCTGCGAGTGCAACAGGTACACTCACTTCCGCAATAGAAACTGGACTGAACGAAGCAAAGAATATAATTCAAGATGGATTCGGTGCAATTACAAATAGTATTGAAAGTGCAGTAACAGATTTGGTCAACACTTCTCTACCCGATATAAGTTTGGGATTCGGTACCGCACAGGATCTATTCGAAGATCTGACGGGTTCGGTAGGTAGTATTCTTACCGGATTGTTTGGTGCAGGAGAAGAACTTGACAAAGATTTCTTGTCTGGTATAATGAATGATGTTATGACTGGCGGAGATATCAATCTCACCAAAGCAACCAAAGCACTTTCACTAAAAGACAAGACCCTATCTCCTGAGTTAAAAGAGATTATCAGAAATACTGATGCAAATACCGTTGATGGGTTCAATAAAGAAGTCAAGAGTAAAGCGGCAGCTGCGAGAATATCTGATACCGAAATTCAGAACTTCAGTAATATATCCAATAAGATTGAGAATGCACTTGCACAGGTAGACACCACAATATCAGGAAGTGTTGTATCTGAAGCGGGTGATTTCTTCACTGAAGACTTAGACCTCCAAGAACTCGTGAAAAGATATTCCGCAGGTCAAATTAGAGAATTTTCTTACATAGACTCCAAAGAAGAACTTGGGTTGGAGTTTGTTAAAATGACTCGACAGATATCTGAAGTCGTGGTTCATGCAAGTGAGACATATACTAATGCAAACATTGGTGCCGAAGAGATTCAGTTGAGACACAACGATGCAGGACATCTTGGTATCCAATACCATCTAGTTATTAGACGTGACGGTACACTTCAACGTGGACTACCATTAGATAACGTTTCTGATGCAAGTGACATCAACCGACACAAGTTCAACTGTATTGATGTGTGTTTAGTTGGTGGTGTGAATGTTGCAACCGAAGCTGACAACCCTTTATTGAATTTGTCTGCAAGTTCTTTCACAATATCTCAGATGAAGACCTTAGAGTCTATTCTGGAAATATTCTATCAAATAGTTCCGGGCGGTCAAGTTATGGGACATAATGACATTGACCTCTCCTCTCAAGATCCATACTTTGATGTTATATCTTTTGTTGAAAATAAGTTTGGTAAGAAGAGTGTGTATGCAGATCCATTGACAGAAACATCATTAGACCGAAATGGTCTGAAACTGAAGAAGGCCGTATGACAACTACAACGAATAAAACCACGATAGGTGACAATCCGGCAATTGAAAATACCGAAGGTGTTCCAATTGATGGTTTCCAAGATCCCACCGGAGAATTTCCCAAGAGGGAATATCACTATGGGTCATCGATTAACCGTTCTGCCCGTGGACTCAAGGTAGAGAATCTTTATCTTGGAGGTGGTACCGAAGGGACTGACTTAGATCTTGAAGACCAAGAACCTTCTAGATTCCCGTTCAACCAAGTAAAAGAAACTGCGTCCGGACATATCATCTCCTATGATGACACTCCTGGCGGTGAACGTATTCTTATCAAACACCGTAAGGGTGCGGGTGTAGAAGTCCGCGCAGACGGGTCTGTAGTCATCTCTGCGGTCAATAACAAGGTCGAGGTTACTGGTGGTGACCAAACTGTTATTGTCGAAGGTAACGGTAAACTAGTATACAACGGTAACCTAAATCTAGAAGTTACCGGTGATTATAATGTCAATGTTGGGGGTGACTATAACGTCAAAGTTGATGGTAACAGTAATACAGAAGTACGTAAGAACAAAAATACGACAGTTGGGTTGAATACCGACTATACAACTAAGGGTACTGCGGTAAACAAGACAGTAGAACATAGATCTGATATTGTTCTAGGTAACTGTTACGGTACTATCAAAGGTCACTGGAAGAACAACGTAGGTGCTGAGATAGAAATGTTCACCGGTAATCGTTTCCATGTGTCTGCCGAAGAAGAGTTCGTGATGACTGCATTGCAGGGGAATATCTCTGCGACCGAATTATCTGTATTAGGTATGAAGGGTGCGATTGGTGGTGAAGCGGTTGAGTTCACTGGCCCAGTTTACATGGGGCCTCAAGGTGCGGTACCGTTTACTTCGGGTGCATCATTCTATGGTTCGTTCCACGGACAGGCACTCGAAGCAATCAAATCCAAGTATGCACATAAAGCAGAGAATGCAAAGACTTCACAACTTGCGTCCAAGGAGAAAGGTGGACAACCATCTGGTGGTGCACCTGACGTTCCTACTAATATGGAATCGTTATCTCCGGCAAAACCAATACCCAAGACAGATGCAGTTGCAGGTCTTCTATCAGACGGACACTTGTCCATACGTGCAATATCAATTGATAGTAAGGATGCAATACGCAATCACATATTGTTACGAGATGATTATGCGGGTCTGTTCGAAAAAGAACCTACCATAAATGAAATAAGATCTACCCTGAGAGACGAAACAAACAGAACTATCATGAATGAGAAGGGTATCAAGTTTCCTGACTCATTGATAAAGAATGGTCTGATTGCATCTGATTGGCGGAATCCTCTACCTGCGAAGGTAGGTCGTATTGCCAAGAAACAAACCTCTCCGAGATTTGGTTACACTGCACTTGGTAACTCCGTGAACAATAGAGGCAAGAGATTCAAATGATAACAATTGTACCAGATCAAAAATATAATCCTGCTTTGGTTGATGCGAAGGACATTACCTCGTTCACTAAACTCGCGCCTGGAGTATCACTCTCTAAGTTTCTTGGTAGTAAAGGAAACCCGTGTAGTTTATCGACTATAGACAAATACCAACATGACCCTTCTGCAAGACAACAACTTGCGTACAATCTCTATCTACATGCAGAGTTTTTCCGTAGAATCAATGGTAACATAGACATGTTCAAAGATGTACGTCTTATTGTTGCCGAAGGTGTGTATCGTGGTGGCCCTCTCGAAACTGTTGCAGGAGAGAATATTCTGAAACAAGATGGTCGAATGGTAAGTTATAAAGTAGTAGATGAACAAGGACAGATAGACTACGAACGAACATTCGATCTCGCAGAGTATGTGAAGGACTATGTTGGTTACGAGAAACTTATTCTAGAATACGACAAATGGGATCCAACCGGAAAACTCAATGCGCAAGTGACTGTTGTAATGCCAGAGGTAGACGGTATTACTTGGAAGTTATACTATAAAAATGATTTGGAAACAAGATACAATGGGATACTTTTTGCGAAGAATGAGTTGGTAGAAGTCCTAGAAGATGTATAAATAGAATTATAATATTTTAGGAAAGACAAATGGCCAGAGCGTTTTCTATAGAAGACGGTGGATTAGGAAACTTCTCAACCGTCAAATCAACACAAAATAAAGAGTATGTTGATATCGACCTTTCGTTTGCAGCGAAGGGTGCGGGTGACGTGTATAAGAAAAACGCGGTATCTTCGGTCACTCAATCTCTGAAGAACTTGTTGATGACTAACCGTACCGAGAAACCATTTTCTCCATACTTTGGTGCTAACCTCAATAGTTACTTGTTTGAGTTATTAGATCAAGGTACTGTTAATGAAATGCAAAATGCGATAGTACAAAACATTGAGGTTTTCGAACCAAGAATAAATCCCGACACATTACAAGTGATACCGGAAGCGGACATCAATGGGAACAGTGTGACACTCACTATAATTTTTAACATCGTAAATTCCTCGAAGACTGTTGAATTTACAACCAGACTGAATAGGTTACGATAATGGCAACGACTATCAATTCTTCATCTTTAGATTTTGATGCGATCAAGAACAATCTAAAGACATATCTACAACAACAGTCAGAGTTTTCGGACTATGACTTCGAAGCGTCTGGTCTATCTAATCTATTGGATGTATTGGCCTACAATACACACCTTAATGGTCTGACCGCAAACATGGCGTTGAACGAGTCATTCCTAAACACCGCACAGTTAAGATCTTCGGTTGTGTCCCATGCAGAAACTTTGGGTTATGTCCCACAGTCAAAAACTGCGGCACAGGCAAATATCAATATGTCATTCAATATTGGTATCGATCAGGCAGACGTACCCGAGACTCTACAGATTGCATCCGGATATAAGTTCACTGCATCTGTTGATGATGCATCATATACATTCCAGACACAGGGTTTGATTGAAGCGACCAACGATGGTAACAACTTCTTCCAATTCCAAACACTGGATGGTTCTACCAGTATTCCTGTATTCGAAGGTATTGCAAAAACCAAAACGTTTTTTGCCGGAGAAGATGCAGAAGACACATTGTATATAATTCCAGATGTTAATCTAGATCGTGCAACTGCGGTAGTTAAGATATTCGAGAGTGCAACTTCCGATGACTTTACAACTTATGTCAACCTAGAAACTGCAACTAATATCACTGCAACCACCCCCGCATACATTCTCAAAGAAGCCCCGAATGGTTTCTATGAGTTGACATTCGGTAATGGTTCTACACTTGGTGCAGTACCTAAAGCAGGTGCAAAGATTACGGTAGAGTATCTATCGGTAGACGGTGCAAATGCCAATGGTGCAAGACTATTCGAACCTGTAAACACTGTAGAAGTGACCGAACCAACGAGTGGTATTGGTCTACAGAGACTACCGGTCGTATCAACGGTCAATAGGTCTGTTGGTGGTACTAACAAAGAGACATTAGATAGTATTAGACGAAACGCACCATTCCGATATGCAACACAGAATAGAATGGTAACTCACGTTGACTATTCTAACTTGGTGTTACGTACATATGGTGCATTGATTAGTGACATCATTGCTTGGGGTGGAGAAGACAATCTTATACCGGAATACGGTGAAACCTTCTTGTCTATAAAATTCAAAGGTGATGTTACTGCATCCCTTGAAGATATCACCAAAGACAATATCAGAGTACTTGTCGATCAACTTTCTATCGCATCGTTCGGATTACAGTTTACAGATCCGGTCGAGACTTATGTCGAGACAAACGTATTCTTCCAGTACAATCCAGATTACACTAACCTGTCTATCAATGCACTTCAGGAACAAGTCAAAGGTGTGATGACAGATTACTTTACAACCAATACTGGTAATTTCGGTCAAGCATTCCGTAGGTCTAATCTGTTATCTCTTGTGGATGATGTCAGTCCTGCTATCCTATCATCTCGTGCAGATGTTAAAATGCAACAACGTTTCACTCCTTCGGCTGGT